ATGAATACGGTCGTGGTTAGGAGACCGGGCAATGGACGAGCTAACAGGCGCCGTAATAGGCGGGCTCCAAGGCGCAACCCAGTGGTTGTGGTCCAAACCCCTCGGCAACCAAACAGCGGAAGACGACGACGACGAAACCGTCGACGCTCTAATCGAGGAAGCAGAAATAGAGGAGGGTCTGGCGAAACATTTGTATTTTCAAAAGACAACCTCACGGGAAGTTCCAGCGGGAGTATCACGTTCGGGCCGTCTCTTTCAGACTGCCCAGCATTCAGTTCTGGAATACTCAAGGCCTACCATGAGTATAAAATCTCAATGGTCAAGGTGGAGTTCGTCTCCGAGGCCTCTTCCACCTCTTCAGGGTCGATCGCTTACGAGCTTGATCCCCACTGCAAATCCTCAAGTCTTCAGTCCTATGTTAATAAATTCGGGATTACACGGAGTGGACAAAGAAGCTGGATGGGCCGCTACATCAATGGGGTCGAATGGCACGATGCGACAGAAGATCAATTCCGGTTCCTTTACAAGGGTAATGGATCCAGCGCAATCGCTGGTTCCTTCCGGTTCACCATCAAGTGCCAAGTCCAAAACCCCAAATAG